CTGCTTGTTTTGTGTAATATGTAGCTGTTGTAGTTGTTATTTTACTTAATCCAGTTGAAATTTTAACCCAACCAGTTTTTTCACTATAAGTAGTTTTTATCCAGCCATTTACAACTTCACTTGCAGTTAGATAAACACCTTTTTTAATACTTAATAAAGTTTTACTTTTGGATAATCTTTTCTCTTTTAGTTTCACAGTTGTAGCAGTTACTTTATATCTAGTTGTTTTAGTTGTATCTGTAGAGCCAAATTCGTTATATTCTAGTTTTCCCGTTGAATCATGATAAAAATATAAACTGCATTCGAAATCAGTAACATTAGAGGGCAAATTATATCGTAATGCTGGTCCATGCCAATCAGTCCCACTACCATAATCTGATGCTCGTATACACCAACTAGAACCTCCGTCATTAGGTTGAATAGTACCAGTTATAGTTCGTTTTGCATCAACTTCACCTGTTACTGAAACAAAATTTTCGGTAGTTTCGCAAGGCTCGTAAACAATAGTGGTACTTTTTTCTTTTTTTTCATTAGTTAAACTAGGGTATTGCCCTATAAGCACAGCTTTTCCATCTTGACCATCTATTTGACAATAAGTCGCATTACTATTAAAATCAACTTCAATAATTGCTGGAGTACTTGCATTACCTTCATTTGTAACAGTTATCTTTTTTTCTCCATTGAAAATTTTTGCATCAGAATTATAAGAAAAAGGTATCGTACATATGAAAGATGTTGAAAATCTTCGCATTCCATTCATTATATACTCTTTTGGAGTTTTCCCATTTGGAATAGCTAGGTATATTCGTCCATTTTCATTTATGATCAATTCTTTTTCTTCGTCTACATCAAATACACTTGATATAGTATCTATAGCATCTTGTAAATCTTCTTCTGTGCTTGCTTTTATGTCATATCCTATGTCTATTTGCTTATAGTCATACTTACTATCCTGTAGAACCCTTCCATTTCTAGAGGGTATATCTGTAAAAGTATTTATTTTATCAAACACATTAGTACTTATGCTGAATACTTTTACAAACTGTTCTAAATCTATACCATTAAATTTAAACATTTTCTATACCCTCCAATCTATTTAATCTTTTTAATTCTGTATTATTATAATCATCTATTGGTTTTGCTATTGTTTTAGCGAGTGTACTTCCACCAACTTTTGTTTCAACATAAATAGGATTTTTAGCAGTTGCTTTTCCTATTTTTTCTATATCTTCGTCATTAAGTTTTAAACTTATATTTGTGTTATTTATAATATTGCTTGAATTATTATTACTTGCATTTATAGCAAATGATGTCATTTCACCTTGAACAGCAATTTTCATTCTATTAGATATTTCTGTTGATATTTCTCTAGCTTTTGCATATACTTGTTGAGCTTTATTTTTCATACCAACAATCCAACCTTCATCTAAGTTTTCTCCATAATCAGTAGTTATTTTTGAAGGAGAATTTATTTTAGCAGTTTTTTTCATTTCAGCATTAACTTGATTAACAAGACTTCTTGCAGCACTAACCGCTCTTGAAGTACCGCTTTGTATACCCTTTGTAACTCCATTAGCCATCTGTTGACCAATTTGTGTCGCTTGAGTCCTAGCTACATTTTTCATACTTATCATTTGTCTCGTAAAATTATTTCTAGCTTGTGTACTTTGAGTAGTTATAACATTTTTCATGCTTATCATTTGTGTCGTAACTGCATTTCTTGCATTAGTAGCTTGGGTCCTAGAAACCTTGCTTATAGATATCATTTGAGTGGTAAATGAGTTTCTTGCATTGCTCGATTGATTTCTAATGACATTACTCATAGATACCATCTGATTCCTAATTATATTAGCACTACCGACAAAGCTTTCTCTTAATGAATTTCTTAACGATTGAAAACTATTAGCTGCACTATTCGATACAGTAGCAATCGTGCTTTCTATCATTTTTAAATCATCTTTTAGCTGTTGTAATTCATTTGAATCCATAGAAGCTAATTTAGATGTTAAACTGTCACTTAATCCTGTGCCTATTTCGTCAGCTCCTGCAGATGCATTTTCTTTTGCTGAATCAGTTAAGTTTTTAGCATATTGTTTACCAGCTTCAGTCCCTTTTTCTCCAATTTCAGCAGCATAAGATTCTGGAAAAAGTTTGTCTTTTATCCAATTACCTATACCACTAAGACCTTGCCCTAATGCAGAATCCCAAAATCCAACACTATTTTTACCAGCATCTTTAAGATTTGTCCCATCTCCATTTAAACCTAAATGACTTAATACTCCTTCGCCTGTGCCTCCTAGAGCTTTCCAAAGTCCAGCCCCTGCACCTTCTATAATTTCAGAGATTAGTTTTAATTTTATTTTAGCTTGGAATACCTTTCCTTCTATATATAATCTTACTGCTTCCTCAGTAGCTTTATTTAAAGCTTCTCCTATTTCATCTTGATTTTGCTCAAATGCATCTGATAAAGCCTGTATTATTGCATGTCCTGCATCTCCTATACTTCCTGCGTTTTTAGATACAAATTCGGCACCTTGAGAAAAAAGGCTGCTCAAAGTTGTCGTTATAGTACTTTGATTTTTTGTTATACCATTACATATATTAGATATAAGACTTGTCCCTGTACTAAAAAACTTAGGGCCTTGTTTAGTTACAGCACTTTCTATACCATTAAATGCATTAGTCATCAAGCTTGGTATACTTTTAAAACTTTCTTTTAATCCACTTGTAAGTTTTGTAACAGCTCCATCTACGTTGCCATTAACTAATAAATTCAAACTATCTCCTAATAAATCACAAAATTCACTCAAAGCAGGAGCGCAATCACTCATTATAGATAATCCTAAACCACTAGCAGCAGAACCTAAACGCATTATAGCACCCTTTAAAGATGTATCTATTATTTCTTGAGCTTTTTCAGCTGCTGATTGTGTTTCTTCTATGGCTTTTGTTGTTTTGTCAAACTCATCTGGAGTAAGTGAGCATAATTCATTTACCTGATCTATTGAATCAGCTAATCCTAATTGTGTTAATATATTTTCTCTTTCTTGCTTAGTTTTATCTCTAAGAGCTTCTACTACATTTTTTAAGGAATCGCTATAATTCAATGAATTATCATCATTTTTTTCTATTTGGATTCCGTATTTTTTCATTATTTTTTCTTGACTTTCTGATGCATTATTTAGTTTATTGAATACAGTAAATAAACTTTCAATATCATTGCTTGTTACTTTTCCATCTTTTCCAAGTAATGTTATTGATTTTGTTAAATCTGTAGATGATATACCTAGTGCATCCGCCATATCTTTCGACTCTTGAAATACAGAATGTAGTTTTTCCAATCTTTTTTCAGTTTGCTTGCTTGACAAGCCCATATCTTCACATTCTTTTTTCCAATAAGTCATACTTTCAGTAGAACCTTGTATACTTTGTTTTAAGTTATCATAATCTTTTTTACTTGCATTTATAATAGCAAGTCCTCCAGCCATACCAGTTTTACCAAATAAAGTTTTAGCCGCTGATGCCTGTTCTTTAAGAGGCAATCCACCTAAACTACTTCTTAAATTTTGCATAGTCGCATCTAAGTCCACAGACCCATCAGCACTTTCTTTAAGTGTTATATTGTATTTATCCATAGCCTTTTGTACAGTAGTCGTAGGGCCAGATAAATTAGTTAACATTGTACGTAAACTCGTGCCTCCCAAACTTGCTTTAATTCCGACGTTGGCTAAAAGGCCCGTAGCAAGTGCTAAATCTTCAAATTGTACACCTAAAGAACCTGCTACTGGAGCAACGTATTTCATTGTTTCCCCCATCATCTCAACATTTGTGTTAGATCGAGTGATAGTTGCCGCAAACATATCGACCATATCCCCACAATCGGTTGCTTGCATACCCATTGCAGTTATTGTATCAGTTAATTGCGATAGGTAATCCTTTGATGTTATCTCCAGATTTTCCCCCGCACCACACCGTACGTGAGCCTTTCAACTCATACGGCGTTCCATCGTTTATTTTTATTACAAACGACTTGAGCCTATCCCTCCACCACTTATTATCATGGTTTCATTGGTACTGTGACTCTACTCTCACCTTGATTAATTAAGGTTATATCATTATTATGAATTTCCCTTAAAACACTTCATAGATGGTTATATCTCCATGTTCAAAGCTTTCCACGTTCCAATACTCCTACCTTTACCGTATAACCTTAGGTGCCACCTAAATACCGTCATCAACCCAACTCCCTATAAGAGTTGTAGGATTTTCTCAACAAAGCCCTTACTCATCCTTCTGATGATAAGCCATTTGTGGCTCTCTTAGCATTTCTGCTAAGCGACATTCACGATAAGTCAGTCGATGGTTCGTCCCCATTACACATTTTGGATTCTCACCATAGTCAATACTTCATAGGCATCCGACATATCACAAAACCATATTAATTACTCTATATGTTCGAAACAGGTGCACTCTAGTACTTTTGAACCAATTTCTATTAATATATTTCTTTAACTTAGGTCGCTTCTGCCGACTTTAACGAGCTTCATACAATATCATCATAACCTAATCAATTGCATGTCGTAGCTTCAATGGAAGTCCTTCAGAGCGTTACTTCTTCATTTGACTTCTCAGAGTATTAGTTCTTAGTTTAAAGTGATTAAACTAGACTATGCTTTTCACATAGCAACGTGTCGCACCTATGTCAGATGTTGTTCCAAGGTCAGCACTACCTATCTGTGCTAATCGTAGCACTGATGGCAATCCAGCAATCGACTCTTGAGCACTCCATCCAGCCATACTCATATATTTTAACCCTTCTGCTGCATTTGTAGCAGTAAATTGTGTTTCTCTTCCTAACTTAGCTGTTATATCCAACAACTGTTGAAATTCACTTGAAGTTGCCCCTGATATAGCTTGTACTTCTTTCATAGTTGCATTATAAGAAGTATATTCACTTATAATATCTCCTATAGAGGTAGGGATTCCACCTATTTGAGCTAATGAGTCCCATATTTGCCCTCCAATATCAAGAGCGACACTGCCAATATTTTTTAAAACCCCTGTAACTTCTGTTAAAGCTGTTACACCTAATTTATGTACTGCTTTAAAACCTACAACTAATGCAGAAACTGATAGTGTTGCTGCTTTAGCTGCGGGCGAAAGTGAAGAAAACTTATCTACTAAACTTTTTAATCCTTTATTTGCTATAGAGTCAAGTTCTTTTATTCCTGACTGGAGTCCAGTATTATCTAATGCAGTATCTATAATAATTTGACCATCACTGATAAGCTCCACCTCCTATCTATACATAAAAATAAAAACACCCACTTTCGTAGGTGTTTAATTCTATTTAAAAATTTTTTCATATTTTTTATAATAATCTTTTGCTATATTTACATATTTTACGCTATCATCTAAATTTCCTTTTTTATATTCATCCATGGAAACACAAATATAAGTTAATGCATTTTTTAAATCGGATTTATATTTATCTTCTATTTCTAAACTCATAATCTCTAACATATATTTTTTAGCAATTCCATAAATATCATCAGCTTTATGATAATCAATACCTTTATTATCAATTTCATACATTAAATCTTTATAAACTGTTTCATATATAATTAAATCGAGTCTTATATCAGATAGTTCTTCTTTCGTTTTATATTCCGACATATCTTCTATATGAGACGAATAACCAGATTTTTGTTTTTCTTTTTCTATAGAAGCTTCATCTAAATTTTTAGCAGGTATAATAACATAATAAAAAATAGCAAATACAAATACTAATGCTAAAACCCCTAGTCCTATAAATGCTCTTTTTAAAGATTTACTCATTTATTGTAACTCCCTCCCATATCGTTATTTATTTTAATAATAATATATATTTATATATTTTACAATAAATTTGTAATATCAAGTCCTTTTTCAAGTGCTTCACTTATAGCATTTATTCTTTCTTGTTCCTCTTTTGCTATTTTAGTCTTGATTCTATATAACTCTTGCATTTCTTTATAAAATTGCTTTTGTTCTTTGTCTTTTATTTTAGTTAAATCTATACTTCTATATTCAAGTATTTTAGTAAACATGCAATTATCTAATGCTTTGAAATTAGCTCTAAATTTCCACCAATGCATATAATCTATGTCTTGCAAATCTATATTGTAATTTTTAAGAAATGCAGAATATATAAAATCTTGGTCTATGTCATAATCGTATATGATTTTATTTTTTCTTCTCTTGGTATTTGCATATGTTAAATTTATGTCATCTTCTTTACCACATTTATAAAACCATAATATTTTTTCTACAGCTTCTTGGATATCTTTTATTTTTTTACCTGCATTAAAATCATTATCAAAATACAATGCTAATGCAAGTTGAGTTTTTTCATCATCTTTTATGTCTACATCAAATATCATTTGTTCAAACAATATTCCTGTTCTGAAATCGGAATTTATTTGAAATTCTTCATTAGATATTTTTACTTTTGTAGGCAATTCATCTATTAATATATTATACATATCAATTATTTTTTAGATTTACGTCTTTGTGCTCTGTTCGGTGTATATTTTCCTATAGAATTAGCAAGTTCTTCATCTTGCTTTGCAGCTTCAGCTATTACTTGTTGAAATGCTGATAAACAATCTTTTAGATTTACTTTTTCTCCAAAAACTTTTTTATCAGTTCCTTCTCCAAATATAGAGTTGAAAAATTTAAATACACTTTTACATTGAATCCTTATTTTTTCTGATAATTTTAAGTCACTATCTTCATCAAAAGTAGTTTCTTCTATAGCTACTTCAAGAGCATTTTCATATTTTTCCATAACATCTGGATCATACACACAAAATTCTAATTCAGTTTCTCTATCATTTACTTTAACTTTCATATTTTATCCCCTTATCCATCTACTTTATTGGTATTTACAGACATTGCATTAGTATTGGCAGATTGCGTTGCTGCATCTGCTGTAAATGTTTTTGTAGTTGTATTAAATGTTCCTTCTGTAACTCCACCAACTGCATTTAAATTGCCTGACAGTTCATTTATGTTGCCGCCTTCACCTTTTTTAGAATCAACTTGAACACTAACAGTAAATAATCTAGCTTTATAAGTATTATCCCCTTCTGCAGGGTCATATAAATCTACTTTTACATATTTTCTTTCTGCATCTGCTCCTGTTTTTTGATTTCTTGCTATACTCCATATATCCATAACAACTTTTTCTGATTTTATCATATCAGCAGTAAATGGGAATGTTGGCTTATATCCTGTAACTGAAGTAGTAGATGATTTTTCATGTATATATGTTTTTTCATCTGTTTGAGCATTTGGATTTTCGTCTAAAGCTGTAAATCCAGTTCCCATAAATTCATATCCCTCTCCTACTTCCATATAGTCAGCTTCCATATATCTATATACTGAATCCATATTATCTCTTCCTTTCTTTTATAAAATAAATAAACTTTTTTCAAAATAAACTAATCTGCATTGTATTTGATATCTGCATTTATCCATTTGCATATCCATTACTTCACCTGTATACCCTGTTGTTAAACATTCAATTCTTCTTGATTCTCTACCTTCGCCTATATTCGGTAGATTACCTAATATACTTTGTTGTTCTATCCATTTAGAAAAATGTTCATAGAAACCTAAATTTTCTAGATTTTGAAATACATCATTACCATAAGCTTCTCTACTAGAAAATACAAATAAATATTGCTTTTCTGCTGAACCATCTATATATCGTTTTATAATAGGTTGTGTTGGTATACCTTCTATAGAGTAACTAGATGTTTTTTCACCTAAGTAATCTACGCTTATTCCTTTATGAAATTCATTTAAATAAGGGCATTCTTTTATAAAATCTCGTATACCTTCTACTATTGTTTTATCAGCCATTATTTTGCCCTACCTCCTACAAAATCAGCTACCGATTTTACTACTTCTCTCCCTCTATCTGCCCACATTCTTTTATCCCAGTACTTACCTCGCTTAGGAGCATGTTGGTAGTTAAAAGGCTTTCCGTTTTTACTAATTCCATTATATTGATAATGAGAATACGGCTGAATGTATGTGATTTTATTTTTGCCTACCTTTGCTGTATTTTTTAAAGGTCCTTCGTCAAATGGTACATATTCATCACAAAATTTTCTTACTTCTTGAGTAAAAAACTGTTGTGCTTCGCCATCTTTATTAAGTTTATGCCTTAACAAAATTTCTTCTGCTGGATCCATTTGTAATATGATTCGTGTTTTAGTAGCCATTTACATAGCACCTACTTTCCAATGCCTCATATTATTACTTCCATAATCATTTTTTTCAATAGAAGTAATATTAAATACATCATCAAAATTATTTTCCAATGTTTTAATATTATTCCCTGTTTCGCCTGTAAGTTCAAAATCAACCATTTCGCCTACAATTTTATCGTCGTTATCAAAAGTAAAGTATTTATCTCTATCTATTTCAGATAATTGTCCAAAATGTGTAGGACTTATATATTCTTTTCCTTCGAAATAAGCATTAAAAGGTATATAAATAGCACATGTATTTTGATTATTTAAAGAGCCTTTTCCATCACTTTTAATTCCTGTAGATATTTCTATATGTACACCTTGTATATATGTCCTAGCATATCTAATAATGTCATTATCTCTGTCATAAAAAGCATTATAAAGAGTTATATTCTTATCAAATATCATAATCAACACCTCTATATAGCAACCCTGTATGAGCTAAATACATTCTAGCTACTTTATATAATCTTTTTTCTTCTGTACTTCTTGAATCTGTAGATCTTGAGAAGCTAACAGAATAGTCACCAACTTTTTCAGATGTTATTATTCCATCTTGCTTGTCTTTTTCTATTCTTGCCTTTTCGTTTATTACCGCATATACTGCCTTTCTAGCTTCTACAGGAGCTTCATTCATCATTTTAAGTCTATTCATTGTTATGCAATTTATATACTCCATAGCAAAATCAGCATAAGTTGCAAACTTTTCTTCTGGTATGACCGAGCCAAAAGAAAAGTCTTTGTATTCGTTATAATTTATATCAGCCATACCATTCTCCTTATTCTTTTTCAGTTGATTTCAACTTTTTATTTTCTCTTTTTAATTTTGCTATTTCAGATGCTTGTTTAGTTACTTCGGCTTTTAATGTAGAATTTTCTTCTTTTAAAGCTGCATATTCTGTAGCTCTACCAACTTCGGTTATATTACCTTCTGCATCTAAAACATTATATCCTAAGGCTAAATAGGAGTCTTTTTGAGACTCCAATATAGTTAATTCCTTATTATTTTTTTTTACAACTATCATCCAATCACCTCATTAAGTTGGATTTATAACAAAATCAATTGCATCAACTTTGTTATTTAGTATGAATACATCTTCAAAAGATTCTTCATAGTAATAATATTTATTTTGAGTTTTAGCGCAAGGCTCATCTAAACATGCTGACTCATAAGAAACAGGTGTTATAACTGCTAATGGATGTATTAAACACATTTGTATTTGTTTAGCACTAGTACCAGCTTTCCAACCTGTTGTAAAATCATAAGCAGTTTTCATAAGTTCTTCTGGAACAACTTGTATTTCAACTTCATCTATTCTTGATATTGTTCTTTGTATAGTTGAAGCTCCATTTCCATCTATATTTATATTTCTTACGATTTCTTTTGCATTTTTAATTATTTTATTTACTCCTGGAGTAACATATAAGATTCTTCCCATGCTAGGTACTCTCTTGTTATCCATTTTTTCCATCATATCATCAAATTGTTGTAATACGTTTTCTGCTGTTAAAGCTAGTTCAGTAGCTGTTTTGCTTAAAGCAGTCCAATCTGAGTATATTTTTGATATACAATAAGCATCCATTTCAGGGAATTTTTGTTCTTCATTGTATACTTTTGTTATATTAGCTATAGTCAACACCATATTAGTTTGAGTAACGTCCATTGGATGCACTAGAGTATCCCAATATCTTTCGTTAGTAAGTGTTTTTGTCTCCCATTCATTGCTATGATTTTTAGCAGCTGCAGATATTGTATCTCTATTAGCATCTTTTCTACCTGTTGTACTTATAACTGGTATTTCTATAGTTTTTGCATTTACCCATTTATATCTAGAATCATTAGGAGTATTATATAAAGCTCCAAAGTATAATTGATATGGGAAAACTTGATCTAGTTCTCTAGAATATTCTTTTGCGTAATTTGTTGCCATTTTTCATCATCCTTTCATTAATTATTTTTCAACTTTTCTTACAGGAGTGAACATATTTAAAAAGTTGAATTTACTTTGTTGTTCCCCACCGTCACTTCCACCAGTAGGTTTTACTATTTGAGGCATTGGAGGTGCATCAGGCTCTCGCTTTGGCTCTTCTTTAAACAAAGCTTTATGCTCTTCTTTGTATTGCTTCATAAAGTCATCAGCGCCTAAGAATTTACCATCTTCTAGTTTAAATTCTTTTGCTTTAAACTTTAAAGTAGCTATTTCCTTTGCATCAGCATCTATAAAATCATATTGATTCATAAAATCTTTAGCTGCATAATCATAATCTTTTTTGGCTATAGTTTCATTAAGTGCTTTTGTATCTGTTTCATATTTTATTTTCCAATCTTCAGCACTTTTTTTAATTCCTTCTATATCCATATCTTTATAAGTTTGTATTTCTTTATTAACATCTTTAAGCTGAGTTTCAAATCCATCGGATTTTATTTTATATGTTTCAGCTTCTTTTTTATATCTTGCAGTTTCTTTGTTTGCATCATCTATCTCTGAAGTGTGTTGAGATAATATTTTTGTGACTTGTTCTTCTGTTAGCCCTAAGTCTTCTAAAAATTTCTTTTCCATTTTTTCTCCTTTCCTTGCATAAAAATAAGACCTTGCAGATCTTTACGTTGTTCTAATATCCTTCTATACTTTTCATCTTTTTTCTTATACTTTTTATAGTATCTTTTATAAAAAGGTGAGTTCTCACCATGTGTTGCTAAATCAAATAAGATAATTGGACTTGTAACCCAGCCCATTCTTATCAAGAATCTATTTAATAAATCTCTCATATTTTCACCTTATCTAACTTTGGTAAACTTTTCTATTATATTTCCTTTAACATTATCGTTTATTTTAAATTTTATTTCTGTTTCCTTTGTATCTTTATTAGGTTGAGGTTGCTTAACTTTGTAATTCTCCCATTTCTTATAAGCATCTACGTACATTTCTTTTTTATCTCCGTTATATGTACATTCGTAATACATTCCGTCAAATAGAGTTGTACTTAGCAATGCTTTGTTATTTTGTAAAACTTTAGCACACCAAACCATAAATACATCATCTTTTGTTATTTGTTTGTTATCTGATTTATCTAAATGATTATTAGTATATTTTACAACTTCATCTTTACACCAATCTAAAAATTGTTGTTCGTTCATGTTATCCTCCTTTTGATTTAACAAATTTTTTCGTAAGTCATTTCAAATATATCAGGTTTACAAGGATATAATTCTCCTTTAACACCTCTTATAATATAATCACCTATATCTGCTTTATGAACTCCTTCTAATGTATCTATAAACATAGAATCAACTATATTATCTTGATTAACTCCAAACCAAACCTTTCTAGCTTCTATTGCTTGGATTATCCAAATAGGATCTTCTATTTGTTCTACATCGCCAGTCCATTTAAATGCTTCTATCTCTACAGGTTTCTTTCTATATTTAGCCATTATTTGCCTCCTTTATAATTACTATTTTCCCGTCTTTTAATGTATATCCTGTTTTGCCTGAATTTCTAAAATCATATATTTTATAAGCTTCTTGATAAACTTCTTCGCATATACCAAGTTTAATAGCTAAATTTTTTATAACTAATGCATGGTCTGTACAATAAGCAGCCATATCTTTATTATCTTGTTTATAATAAAATTTATCTGCTTTCTTTTGTGTTTTAGCCATTTCTTGAGCAAATATATTTATAACTTCTTGTCTATCCATTTTTACCTCCCATTCAGCAAACATCCAATCTTCTGCTAACATATCAGCTTGTGAAGCAAGCCAACCCATTTGAACTCCACTTGTGCCAACAAATGCAATAGCTTTATTGCCTATACATTCGTGTTCACAGTTAACAATATCCCCTTTAGCTGATTTATAACTAATATTCGATGCTAATTCTACGTATTGGGATTTACCATTCCAACCTTGTCTACATACTCTAAATCCACGTTTTAAGTATTTTATAGCTTCACCAAAGTTAAAAGTAGGAGTTCCACCTAATATAGTTGTATTTTCTCCTTTCTTTGCATAAAAATAAGGCCTTACAGCCATTCGTGTCTTTCCTTATATTTCTTATAATATTTCTTGTAATAAGATGAATTTTCTCCAAGTGTTGCTAAATCAAATAGTATTTTGGGGCTTGTAATCAAACCCAACCTTACTAATATTCTATCTGATAATTTTTTCATTTTTCCACTCCTTTCTAAAGGTATAAACTATCAAGGAATTTTTCCTAAGTATCTTAAAATCGATTTTAGAAGGTCGGATTATGTAAACTTTTTTTACAAATCTATATTTTCTATTTTTGCTCTTTCGTCTAATATATTTTTATATGCCTCCATATATACTAATTGTGTATGTAATAAATCATAAGAACAATTAGGTGTAAATCCTAAAGTACCAGCTTTATATTTTATTAACATTCTTTGTAATCCTGTTATTCTATTATCTAGTTGATAATATTCTGCTTTAAATCTATCTTTAAAATCTGTTCCTAACATTAAATCTACTGTGTTTTTTAATTCCATTTATTTTCTCCTTTTACTTGCATGTACCGACTTTTGACTAGTACTTCTATCAAATCCTTGCACTTGTGTTCTATTATCTTTTTTGCTTATATTAGCAGCATTACTAAAATTGCTGTATTCTTGTTTTTGTCTTTGAAGTTTTATGCTAGCATTTGTGAAAGCTTCTTTGTCCCCTGTTGCTCTATATCCAATTAACTCCCTTTTAGTTGCTCTTATCCTTGTTTCTATCTGTCGTTGCCTTTGAGTAGCTTCGTAATAAGTATATGTCTTGCCATTATACTCCATAGACTTGTATGGATTTATATTTTTCAAAGCTTCTTTTGTGTAAGTTCTTTTAGAAGCTCCCATTATAAAAGGCGCATAGCTATGTCGACAATTAGCCCCTAATAATCCTTCTACTGTTCCATAACCTGTCGCATCTTCAAAGTTTTCGTAATTTTCATCACTTCCGTAACGTTTATATACTTCACCTTGCCATTCTTCATGACTTGGTCTAGCTCCAGGATGTGCACTTACTTCCACATATTCGCATCCCATTTCGTCCATTTGAAAATCTGTCATACTTGCCGCCATTTGATTTACTCCAGTTCTTATGGCTCTCCTTACTGCTACATCAACCCTGTTATGCCATCCACTTTCATAGTTAATCCATCTAACTCCACTTTCAGATAGCTTTTTTACTGCTTGTCTCGTTGCTGTTGTTTTATCTAAAACACCAGTTGATACTTGAAAATGAGCTAAATCCAAAGCTTCTTGATAGAATTTAGTGAGTTTTCTATTTTTCACCTTGCCATTAACACCTCTAGTGCAAAAACCAAGTGAATTAGTCATATTCTCAAATTCTCCTTTAGTTTGTTTTATTGCTGCTTCTAATAATTTTTGAAACTCAGGAGAAGAATGTAAATGCATCGGAGTTAACTTAGCATTTTTATATATTGCATTATCAAAGTTTATTGACTTTATAGCACTTTCTCTAAATAGCCTTTCTATTTCTTTATCTGACTTTTTAAGTATTTTTGCTATCTTTTTCTTTATTACATCCTCGGCTATTCCTAGCTCTTGCGCTCTTATATATTGCCATTCAGCAGTGCTTGTTATTGTAGCTGCTTTGTTTATTCTTCTTGCAATATCTTCAATTATAAAATCTTCTAGCTCTTGATATAATTTTTCTATTCTTCTTGGTACTTTTTTCAAATAGTTAGGTGTTAACATTTTTATTCCTCATCATATTCTAAAGGTTTCACTAGATCTTCTGCTTGTGGCATCATTTCTTGAGCTGTCTTTTCATCAACTCCATATTTTTTCATAATATAAAGTTCTGGGCGAATTAATCCACTTGAAACATCTTGTTGCATGCTTGCTAGTTCTTCTTTTTTATCTACAATTAAACTGTCATCCCAATTAAATGTCATTTCATAATCACTAGAACTTGATTTTCCTATTAAAGAAGCCCATACATTCATAGCGTAGGCTAAGTTTTTCAAAGCATTTTCTAAAGATTTTTGTATATCCGATACTGTAGCATAAGAACGTTGCTTGCTCATTATAATTTCTGTAGCAGTTTTTGCAGTTTCTTGTACATTACTAAGAGTTCCATATGCTAAGCCACAGTTAAATTCAATTTTTCTAAGAAGCTCATTTAAACCATTAAATAAAGATTCATCCCTTATTGTTGGACTAAATGTATCTAACATTTTATTCCCACTAGAATTGTCAAATTCAAAAGTTCTATAAAGTCTTTGTTTTGTTGTTGGTAATATAGGTCTACCTTTTTTGTCAGTTGTAAAAGCTTCTATTCCAGCATTTATAGCAAGTTCTGAACCTTCATATTCCCATAACGTTCTAGAATATTGCTTATCTGCTTCTTTTATTTGTTCTACAGCTCTACTGTATACACTCACTCCTAAGGGTGATGCAGCATCTATATTGTTTGCAATAGGTATTTTAAAGTAAGAAAATAAGGGCTTATCAATATTTTTTATACAACTTTCTTCTTCTAAATTAGACCATTCTTCCACTTGAGATAATGGAATTCTATTTCCTAAATCAATGTTACTATTTAGATCTATGCTTGAATTACTATAATTTTGTTTTTCAAAAGCTAAATTAGAAATATAATATCCATCTTTTTCAAGTCTATGATATTCAAGCCTTGTATAAATCATATTTCCAGTTTGTTTAAACTCTGTAAACACTGCCCCAGTAACATCCCCACTACTATTAAAATCGGTAGGATAGAAGTTATTAGCTTGCGTAAGGTCTATAGCTATGTTATCCCCATCTATATAAGGTTTAAATACTAATCCACCTTTAGCACATGCATACTCCGTATAATTTCTTATTTTCTTAATTACTCTTTGATACTGTTCATCGAGATAATCATTTCCTTGAATTGATGTTTTTAATTCTAACGTAACTAATCTAGCAAATTCGCCAGCTATTACAGAAGCTAAATTCATACTTTGAGTTGTGTCGTCTATCCATGGCGCTTTATCTTTGTACATATAATGCCATAATTCTATAGCATCTCTCATTTCATTAGATATTGAAATGTCTACATTTAGTTCTCGCTTTAACGTATCTGTTCCAAACAATTTCCCTAACACCCCCTTTACTGCATTTTTAAATCTTGAAAACATAATATAACCTCCTTATGCATTCAATAATCTTGATGTATATCTTTCTATTGTATATTCATACGCATCTAGTGTATCTATGTCACTTGACCCATCATCAAGTCTTACATCTTCAGTTATTTCTTTTGGGTCGTATATAGCACTACTAAGAGCAGTTTCTAAAGTATCACAATCATCTTTTTCATAGAAGAATCTATTTTGGGATAATAGCATGCATGTGAGTTTTATTCTATCATTTATACAACTTTTCAATGCATCTGTTATTCTTACATTACCTAAATTTGCTTTTTTAGCTGAATTTCTTAATCCTCTTATTAATACTTGTTCAGCACTATCACAGTATACACATGTAATAAAACCATACTTATATATAATTTTCTTTAGAAAATCAACAAATAAGTCTCCTAGTTTTATTGGGTCTATATCTCCAAAATGTCTTTCGCTAGCTAAAACTTTCACTTCTTTAAATCCTGGAGTAATACCAGTAGCTACGAAAGCATGTCCTGAACCAGTTCCACCAAAGTCAACTCCTATATTTATCTTCATAAACAAATCGCTATCAGATTTATTATTAAAATCTTTTAAAAGTTTATTTTTATCTTTCAAATCATTGTACTTGAATTGATATTGTTTCGGATTATTTGCAAAGCTTCTATATATAAGTCCTTCAGCAATACATCTTTTACCTAAAATATCTCTTTGATACCAGATAGATGTTTTGTCATACTGAGATTTTATTTCATTTCGTCTTTCCTCTGTGATATTTATATTATCGTCTATTGTAAAATGCGCATAATTATAACCCCCTAGAAGCTCACCTTTTTTATTTAAATCGTCATATTTATCAATATATTCTGTATAAATAGGGGCATTTGGATTATCTGGGTTGAGGTCCCAAAAGAATTTTCTTCTTTTAGCAGCAATAGTTCTGTTATAAGCTTCTTTTATTGTATTGTCATGATGTAAATTGATTTCTGTTGCAATCCACATGCCATATGAGTTACCTCTTATTTTCTTAAATGAGTTAGCTAATGCACCTCCTGAAAATATAACTATCTTTTGTTTATTTTTCGTTGAAGGTCCTTTTATATAAAGGCATTCATTCCCTTTATATTTTCCCCAATGACATTGACCTCTAAATATATATTCCAATCCAAAGCCATTAGCATCGCCGATATTAAGTTTCGCATTAGCACTTGTAGATCCTGTCGCAAGATGTATTCTATCTGGAGTAGTTTTTAGTTCATGAGCAAAAGCATAAACGTTATCTACTGTTTTACCTGCTCTTACTGCTCCCTCTGCAAAATTAAAAGTATTTCTTACACAGTTTCTAATATAATTTTTATGTTTATCAGAAAAGTTAAATGGTATAGTTTTTTTCTTAGTTATCATCACCATATAAATCACTATCCGTTTCACTTAAATCTTCTATCTCTGTATTATTACCAGTCAGCTTGTCAGTTTTTGCTTTTATATTATCTATTCTTGCTTTTTGTTCCTCTGTCGCTAGCTCTGGTTTATTATTTATAAGTTCAGAAGCTTGTTTTATAAGACTTCTAAGTTCTGACATTGCTCTAGATTGAGCATTTAAAAACGTTGCTTGTCTATCCCATGCGAATTGAAATTCATATTCTATTTCTTCTCCAAACTCTGTGTCTTTATGCTTTTTAATCTCTTTAATCATTTCATTTTTATCTTTTACATACATGATTTTTTGAGCTCTTATTATGGCAGCATATTGAATAGTTATTTGCTCTAATAGAATATCTAGTGGATTTTTCTCTTGTATTTCTTCTATTATTTCTAATGTATCATCTGGCAGATATTTTGAAAAAAATCCATGAGTTTCAGCTTTTTTATTCCCTATAGGACCACCAGGACCACCTATATTTCCAATAGCATTTTTATTATTATATCTAGCTTTTGAATTTTGCGAGTTGGTTTTGGAACTTTTTTCATTTAATTTATTTGAATCACTACAATCGGCTTGTTTACTAGCTTTTTTAGTTTTTTTTATGTCCATTTCATTGGTAACGTTCCTTTTGTTTTTTGGTAACGTTCCTTTTAAATTTTCTTCCCATTTATCTTGAGATTTCCATTTTCTAATTTGAGCATCTTTTACACCAAGTTGCATGGCGATATCTTTTAGCAAGATTTCTCCATTATGTTGTTTATATATTTTAAATGCTTCATTTCTGCTTGGGCTTCTAGCTCTTGCCATGCATCACCACCTCGTTATTTGTCTAATTTATTTAATAATTTATTTCTATATCTATTATCATTTGTTAATCTAATCAAGCTTTGTATATCTCTTTTACTTAGCTTATCGTCTATCTCTCTTTTTATAGCCATAATAACCAGTATCTTAGCTTTATAAAAGTTGAAACATGTGTATGCCCGTTTTCAAATTTCTTGTTTGTGTTATGAATAACATATCCATAATCGCATCTATAAATTGAATACTCTTTTCTTTGAAATATTTTTCTACTCATTTAGATTAACTCCTTTTTTACACAACAAAAGGAGCCCATGAAGGGCTCTTTTCCAAATTGAGTATGAGATTAAAATCTGTTTCTGTATGATAGTAATTACAATTAGCAAGTTGTAGGATTCGAACCTACATCGTTGGGGGCGATTTCCATTACTTGCATGTTGCTGGGATTACTCCCAGCTATTCATAACCTTAAAGGAGGATGCATAACTATGCATCAAAAAAACCAATGTTTCGAAAAAAACTGTAGCAATTATACTAGTCAAATAGGTTACCAGGCTATCTGACATTCAATAAGAGTTCGTAAAGGAAACAACCTTTTTATTAGAGTTTCTCTATACTATCATTATATTATCGGTAATCCCCTATGAAAACCCCACATATTCCCTATTAAATCCCCAATGCTTCAACTCCCCACAATAAGATATTTAATTTATTTAATACCTCTTTTGCCCATCTTGCTGGAGTGTTTTTGCCTGTATTAAGTCTTTCAGCTATTTCTTCAAATGTAATTTTTTCTATGTAATACATATGAAAAGCATCGTATATGTAATAAGTTCCGTTTTCCTCGTATTCATCAGCTAATATTTCTAATGATATATCTATACAAGAAACCATTTGTGCTGTTCTTGCTTTTGTTCTAAGTACACTGTTAAGGAATATATCATTTTCTTCTAGTGCATCTTGTAATTCTTCTCCAAAATATCCTTTGAAACCATCGCTATTAACTTTTTCTATATGATTTTTTAGTTTGTCGTAGTTTTTCATTAATAGTTTAGTATTGTGTAATCTTTTATCTTTTTGTTGTTTTTTTATTTCAAATACTACTTCCTTAGCTAATTCTTTTGCTTGTTCACTTACGTTTAATGTTGCCATGCTCCCACACTCCTGTTATAATATTTGTATTTTACATGTATAATCTACTTACTATCCATAGCCCTATAACAGCTAGGATTATCGCATCTGCTATTACTCTATTCATCTTTTTCCCTTTCTATTTCCCAATCTTCTGGAAAAGTAGCTGAATCGCATGGGCAAGCTATCAATCCTAAAATATCCAATATTTTGCATACTTCACAATCTTCATTGCTAATACATTCTTTTTTTATTGTTAGTAATGCTTTTTTTATTAATTCTTTTCTGCCTTCCATTATTCTCCCTCCAATAAGTTTTTATTCTCGTATATATTTCCTATTACTTCTATATTTTCTAATTCTCCAACCTCTTCCTCTATAAATAATGGTGAAAGATACTTTTTATTCTTGTATTTATTTACCACACACCAAGCATAACTATTCATTTCTATATATCCAAATAATTTACTGACTTTACAATAGCAATCTTTATCTACAAAAGCAGGTCTTCTTACTATGTCGCCTTCATATATTTCTACTCCATTTTTGTCTTTCAATCCTGTGTATTGTCCAACGCTTTCCTTATCTACAATAAATACTTCTCTAATACCCGCTGTTACGTATGCATTAGATGAACCATCTATAAAAATTGATTGATGTAATCCATAACCATAAACCCATTTTTTCTCGAATTTGTCATATCCTCTGAATTTAATTTCCCTATTCATAGTTTTCCTCCAACAACTCTTTATTTTCATACACATTTCCTATAATTTTATTTTCTGCAGTAGAGAATATAGAAATAAGTCTAACGTTATATCCTTCTTTTGATTGTATATACCAACTTGCTTTGTGATATATAACCGCTCCAATTATGTGATTTAATCCTCTAGTTGTTTCTACTATGTCACCTTCATAAATTTCTGTGCCGTTTATATCTTTTATTTCCGTATACTGTCCTACATAACTAACACTATCCCAATTACATACATCATTTTGGTCTGATTTATTTTTTTCATTCGGCATAAAACAATGTACGTTTTTGCCATATGGCATTATAGAAATTTGTGAATCGTATAACCATTCAATTCCATTATGACCTCTAAACTTAATCTCTCTCATAATCTTCCTCCTTCAAATATCTTTCTATATCCTGTATTGCACATTCTATTGCTTGCATTGGCTCTAACTTATATACAATCATATAAATTTTAGCTATATGTACTATTTCATTTACTCTACTTAATATCAAAGCTTATCACCCCCTTTTTAATCCTTGTAATTCTTCAAGTTTCTTACAATCAACATACTTGAATTTATCCATATATTCTTTATTCCTTTACATTTATTTGTTCATATATCCTCCCTTATGCAGTTATTCCTAATTCGATTAATTCTTTTTTAGCTTTATTCAATCTTGCTCGTATTGTTTCTTTACTAACTCCAATTTTATTACCTATTTTTTCATACGTATAACCTTCTGCACGTTTTAAAGTGATATACTTTATATTTTTTATCTTCATCTTTCCAAGTATATTTAATATTTCATCTCTATTTACTAAAGAAGAATAAGCATCTTTCGTATCCATTAAAATATCTTTGTGAGTTTTTATATATTCATCTATTGAATTTTTACAAACATAGTTTATTTTTCTTTTATGATTGTTTTCCTTTCTTACATAGCTATTTATTTCAAATTTTATGCATGTATAAGCATATGTACTAAATTTAGCACCTTTACTTGGATTAAATGTATTAATAGCTTTTGCTAATCCAATCATACCTTCTTCTATGTAGTTTTCTCTATCGCTTTCTGTAGTTTTTTCATAAGTAAATTCTTTGTTTACAACTAAATAAACTAATCCTAAATTTTCTTCTGCTAATTTGTTTTTTTCTTCTGTATTCAATTTCTTTATATCCTCCTATATAAAACTTAGTTGCTCATACTTGATTGTTTTTATTTCTTCTTTTTCAAATTCTTCTACTGGATCCTTCCAATAAATTCGACCACATGTATAACTACAATTTTTCGTTCTATCACAATCTTTGCAACATTGATTTTTACATAATGTCTCAGTATCAAAATACCAACTTTCTACCATTTCAACTAACTGCAATTCTTTCACTCCGTCCATACGTTCACAGCCAAACGGCGTCATATTTTCACATTCAAATTCCATTTTATTCACCTAGAATTGTCTTTTCCATAAAACTATAATTGTTTTATATTTTTCTCTTAGCTCTTCTATTAAAGCTAATACTCCTTTTCCAGTATCAACTCCATTTATATTCCATTGATGTTTTGTGTATTTACATTTCAATATTTCATCATCACATTTTAGTTTGACATTGCAGTTAAACATTAATGTGTGCTTCCAATTATCCTTTTTAGCCATTTTTATCTCCTTAATTTGTATTTTATTTTTAATTTAATTTTTACCACTACTTCTGATGTCCTAAGCTCCTCTCTTCTTATCTTAGTACCTCTCTTATGCCACTTTTTTAGAAGCAGGAGAGAAGTTAAAATATTGATATTGCTATATTCCTAATTTTACCTCTCTTGTATGTCGATTTATAGGAGAGTAGAGGTAGTTTTACTAGAGTAGTGGTATATTTTAGCTAATATATTCCTTTTGCTTTAGCTTCATTTACTTTGTCATTCTTTTCTCTTTCTCTCTTGTAATGAAGTCTAATTCCTTCCTTTTGTCTTAGTGGATTAGTTACCTTTTCCCTTGGCTCTATGTCGCTTGATGTATTAAAAATTCCTTGGATACATAAGTCTTGCCATGTTGGTTCTTTTAGATCCTTGGTTTTTAAATATTCTGTAGTCACATTAAATGCGTTACGTTCAGCTTCAGCTATTAGTGTCAATATAAAATCGTAAAATTCACGTTCATCATCTTTGTCTAAGTCCCAACTATTAATTAGATCTTGGATAAATATCCACGATTCAAGAAATGATTCACTTTTTGGGAAACAAAATTCATGCTTATAAGTTACATTGTCGTCCAGATGTTCATATATATTTCTTTGTCTTTGTATGTCTATTTCTCTTAGATTGAATATCTTATAAATAAGTTTCACTATCCAATAGACTGTTAATCTGATAAATAATACTATAATGTCAAAAATCCTTCTTATAAGCCATTTTAGACAATGCCAAAGTAATTGATATACATTTACTCTATCTTCCATATTTAACACCTTCTAGGCTATTTCTGTAAATTCTAGCTACTCTATAGCTATCAAAACTTATTATTGGAATTTCTTTTATTTGCCATTTAAGTGTTCTCCAGTTAAATTTAATTCTCATACCCTTGTTTCGCCCCCTTTGGCAAAATTCTGCAACTTTTATTCCATGATGCTTATTTACTATGCTTTTTTAGTTGCAAAATCTTGCACTTATTAAATTAGTGTTGTGATTGAAATTTAAATGTCTAAATCATCTATATCGAAATCAAAATTTTGCACATTATTATTTTCTTGTACGTTATTTTCACTGTTTTGAGTTGTAAAATTCTGCATTTTAGTATTTTGACCGATATTGCAGCTTATGTAATTCATATCTCTAAGCATTTCTCTATAAATTAGATCTTTTATAAAAGCTTTTGGATTTGTTTTTTGTTCTAGATATTCGATCATATCTTTATCGCAGCTTTTTTCATTGTTTAGTATTATTCGGTAATTTTTAGTCAAATTTTTTCACTCCTATGTGATAAAATCCTGTTGCAGTTAAATCCACTCCTTCAGCTAATATTGTTTGATTGTATATCTTAGAAAAAGTAGGTTGTATCTTTTGGCCTCCTCCACCAGCTAAAATCAAATTCAAATTCGCTAAGTTTTGATATATACCTCTAAGTTCATTTACAATATTTTTTATAAAGTTTTTCATTATGTCATTTTTATATAAAATATTTCCATCTATAAGACTTAAATTTCCGTCAAAATAGCATTTAGCATCTTCTAAGCTTACATTTAGGTTATAAGTATCATTTATGTATCTTCTAACCTCTCTGTAAAGGTCTAGTAATCCATATCTTATACTTTCTCCACCTGTAAATCTCCAATTAGCATCAAATTCAGCTATATCTGTTGTTCCTCCCCCAATGTCTATTGCTAATATTTTAAGTCCTTGTTTACATTGTCCTATTATATCTCGAAAAGTTTTAAGACTATATCCTTCTGGTACAACATATACTTGATCTATTTCTATAGTTCTAGTTATTCCATTTACCTTAATTGTCTTGCTGTTATTTGCTTTTATAAATTCTTCTAGTTCTTTTCTTCTTGTGTTGTATTGACTTGCTGGTATTCCTGTTACTAATTGAACTTTATTACTATTTGTTGCTTTTGCTATTGCATAGTACATCAATGTCACAAAGTTTTCTTTTTCGTGTTTGATTAGATTATTTTCAAACAATCCTGAGTTAGCAACGTATTCTGTTTCCTCAAATGCAAATACTTCATTTGAGCCTAATCTGTTTATATCCGTTGCTTTTGATAATCTACTTTCTAATATAACTTTTCTGTATTCGCTTACTGCTACAGTTGTTATATTCCCTATGTCTAATCCTACTATTGCCATTTCTTTTGTCCCCCTTATTTTTATAAGTTTATGTAAATTTTAGATTTACCTAATGTAGTTATTAATTTTATTCTCAAATTGTTCTATCTTTTGAGAAATTCCTCTCTCTTCTAGAACTTTGTGTATTTTAGTATCCTCATAATCGTTAAATACACAATCGGCCAAGAATATGCATAAAATAAGCATTAATATCGATAATAATAAATCATTGCCTTTTTCACTCATACCTATTTCTCCTTTTTTTCGTGTTCTATTCTTTCTAGCTGTCTATCTAGTTTATAGTTCATAATATCTATTACATCATCTTCAAAATCGCCTAGATAATTTATTTGAAGCAACATAATTTGCACATCTGCTATTTCTTCGATTATATTTTGTACTGTATGTCCAACAGGAGTATCTGTATGTCCATTTTGAGCTCTCCTATTTTTTAATAATGCTTTTGTTAGTTCTGCCATTTCTTCTATTAATACATCAACTTGTTTGTCAATATCGTAGTTTTCAGCTATTTCGTATGCTTTTGATTTTATTAATTCTATTTGCATTTTTCTCTCCTATATATTTAGATAATTTTTTATTACCTGCATTGCCTCGTCTGCACTATAGCAAACTTTACATTGATAGCCATAGTCCATCAAATTCCTAATCCATTTCTTTTGATTCTCTGTACACTTGTTGTTGCCTGTTTTCATCTCGATAAACAAACCACCGTATAATATGTTATTTTGCATTCTTGGTACAGCTAAGAATAAATCTGGAACTCCTGCTCTCATCCCTAAACGTTTTAACTCTGCTCCATATGCTCGACTTCGTTTGCCTTCATTTGGTATATGAAACAACATTTTTAATTCACTATGTTTTTTGCTTTGCAAATTTGCCCAAGCTATCAAAGTTTTTTGTTCTCCAGCTTCACTTCGTTTTATTTTATTTTCGATTTTTGTTGCTTTCTTAATAGCTTTACAAGCTGTTAGATCTGTATATCCTTCTCCATTTTTATTTAGTTCGTATCTGTCTATCATGCTAAACCCTCCTTTGCACTTCCTTTGTTTTTAATTCTTTTAGATAAGCAGTTAACTCTGCAGGGTTTAATGTATATTTCTTAACTTCTCCACCTTTTTTATCCCCTTCTGCTTGATAGTCACCTTTTAGTTGTATATCGTCTGGTTGAAAGTAATACACTCCACCATTGTTACGTCTTGTCTTTACTCGTTTTGTTTTCTTAACACTTTTGCTTAAACAACCGCAACTTTTTGTCTTCCCACTTGTTAAATTAGAAGCTGCTACAACGTGGGTATTCCCACATTCGCATTCACAAAGCCAATAAATTTTCCCTTTGCTTTTATGATCATATTTTATTGCAGTTAATTTTCCAAACTTTTGTCCTGTTAAATCTACTGGTTTTGGCTCCTTAGTAAGTTTTGTATCCTTTATGTATTTTCTTATAGTCCAATCACTTCTATCTAGTTCATTTGAGATAGCAAGTATTGAATAACCTTTGCTATGTAATCTTTTTATTTTTTCTTTTTCTATATCTGATAGTCTTGGTGCCATTTGATTATCCCCCTTCTGCCTAGAAGATTTAACTCCTAGGCTATTTATTTGTAAGTATTGCTATCTTATATCGTTATCTTTAAATATGTCTTTGCTTATTGAATCTGATATATCTTCTTTAATGTCTAATTTTTCTTTGATTCTATTTTCTTTCAAGCCTAGCTTTATAGCACCAATCATGCATTTTAAAAATTCTTCTGCTGGTATACCACTTTTTTCTTCTAATTTGCTTATTACTATATCGTTTAGCATGCATAAATCAGCCATTATATCATGAAGTTCTCCATTTAATGTTGCTCTTACTTCTCCATCTTTTACATTTGCTTTTATCATTCTTCTTGTCCCCCTTAAAATTATTATTCTGTATATCTCCATACTAATTTTTCACCTGTTACTGGATGTTTCCCAGCTGATTTTCTTTTACCTGTACAACATCTTGATATATCTGAACTATGTACATTATATTTTTCTCCACCATGCTTAATGCAATCAAATATCTCTCCTGTAGTTACACATATTATTTTTTTAGCTTTCGAATTTTTATCTCCTTTGTGTGATTCACTCATCTTCTTTTTAGATTCTTCTGTATGTTTTTTGCCTCTGTGTAATTCACTTAATTTTCTTTTAGTTTCTTCTGTATGATGTTTGCCGTAAAATGGATGATTTTTACCTTTTTGCTTTTCACTTCTTTTCTTTTTTTGTTCGTCTGTCAATTTTAATAATCCCATATCACGTGCATGTTGCATATTTTCTAAATTAGTGCACCATTCTAAATTTGATACTATATTGTTTTGTTTATTTGCATCTATATGGTTGACTTGTTGTTTATTTTCAGGATTAAGTATAAATGCTTGTGCTACAAGTCGATGTATTGATCTACTGCATAATTTACTATTTTTATATAAATTAATTCGTAAATATCCATATCTGTTTAATATCGGTCTAAGTACTTTTGTTTCTCCAGTGTGCTTATAGTCTAAACTTCTAACTCGTCCGAGATTACTAACTTCATATTTTTCAAATCCTTCTATCTTTCTCCAAATTTCGTTCATTTTTATCACCTTCTTTAGTATTATTTTATCATACTCTGTCATACTTTATCAAATATTTTAGATTTATTTTTATGTAAAATCATGATATAATACCACTAAGAGGTGATATTATGAAAAAGAAAATTGCTATAACTCTAGATGAAGAAGTTTTAGAAAAACTAAAACAATATGCTTCCGAAGAAGATAGAACTATATCAAGCCAGATAAACAAAATACTGAAAGACTTTTTAAAATCGATAGAAGGTTAATCACCTTCTATCTTTTGTTTTATATGATATTTCTTAATCTATAGTTGTTTTCTATTCCTCTAGGGAATGTTATTATATTACCTTGGCTCATTTCTGCGATTCGTGACCCAACAGCTTCATCAAACATTAATATTTCCTTTATGCTTTTCTCAGTTGATATAATCATTGGTTTACCTTTTAAATATCGAGTGTTTATGACTTTATATATGCATTTTCGGTCTGCTTCTGTCGGTTGACCTTTTAAGAAATCATCTAAAAATAGAACTCTTGGATTTATATATTTTTCTA